CCATTTCGGGCCTAGCTTCCCGCAAATGAATCAGCCCAAATGATTGGACCTAGTCCTAACCGAAAATGAATCAGTTCAAATGATTGGACCGGGTCCTAACTGCGAATGAATCAGTCCAAATGATTGGACCTGGTCAAGTCGAAAAAAAAAAACACGTCATGAACCTCCGGACGGTGGTACCGTCTCAAAGAGCATCAAAGATAACCCGTGAAAAGGCACCTGGGACCTAGAGTATAATAGTATTATGCAAATAGAAACTAGAACCTAGGACAAGGGAGGAGGTGTTGACACATTGGCTAAAGTGCAATGGGTGTGTGATGAATGTGGCCAGGAGGTATTTCCTCCTCACGAAGGCGAAAGTTGCCCAATGATGGAGAACTGTACCATTTGTGATGAATGTGACGAGTGGACGAAGGCACACGACAGGACGCACCGACTTCCGGGTTGCAGTCCTGAGCACCCTGACGGTCCGATCTGGGGCCTATATGAGAAAGGCGACCCTAGGTTTGCCGACAACCCAAACTTTGGGCGAGAGATGCTCATGCATATCGTCATGGAGACCCTGGACGAGCACCCTGAAGTGAAGGAAGACATAATGCGCCAGGTGAACGCAGAAACCAACTAAACAAGAAGGAGAACGTGAACAAGGACGAAGCCGAGGCGATCGTTGCAAAGTGGGGCAACAAGCCGATGCGTGAAGTCGTCAAGTACGATGGCCAACACCCTGTGGAAAATGTGTTAGCCCGCTTGATCGAGGCGCTGTCTGTAACCGGTGAGTTAGTCAAGAACGAGGACGGCACATATTCGCTACCGGACAGAGGAAGGAGGTGAACATGACTAAAATAACTGGCTACAGGACACGGATGACGGGAGCTGGCATCAAGAGCGCACAGGAGATGTGGGACAGCCACCTCGAGTCGTTCCACGGCTTCGTGTCGTGGAAGTCGATTCAGGAGGCACGGCGTCGCGTTGTCAACCTGGCAACGCCGTCTGGCATTCCGACAGCAAACATGTCGGTCGACGAGGTATTGCACGCGATCGAGCACAGCGAACACCATACGTACGCTGATTACGACAACGCAGAGTCGGAGCGGATATTCGAAGCGTGGGTTGCTGCAGGAAGACCTGATACCGACGACGAAGACACCGACTACCATTACTACCTACCGCATCACCATGACGGGGACATCGTCACAGTCGACGTGGAGCTAGACCTGGACGACGAAATGATCGACAACCAGCCCTAGCCCACAAGATCGCGGGCGCCCCGTCCTGTTGCTCACTGCGGGACGGGGCCCCCGCCCTCTCAGAAAGGAGAACTGAATGGATACACAGCAAGATGCACGAGGCCACTACGAGTGGGAAGAAGACGAGGACGGTAAGTGGTGGAAGGTCTACGATGACGATGACCCGACGCTGGACGGACCGTTCCACAATCCAAACCCACTCGACAAGTACACCGAGGAGCCAAATGACACCTGAGCAGTTCATTCGAGACTACGACGAATGGCCACGGTGGCCAATGTTACCTGTCGTAGGACGTAGGGGTAAGGTCGAAGCTGGCATCGTTATCGCTGGTCATCCGACTACTGTCTACATTGCAAACATGTTCGCCCTGAAGGGTAACACGCTCGGCGAGGTGCTTGCTGACAAAAAGAAGGTCGAATATGAGACACCCGAGTTACTACTAAAGGAGTGGAGAATCGACTGATGATCCTGATCTACCTACTCGCGTGGGGCTTCGTGCTCATGTTCAGATTCGTGCTGCTCCTCCTGTGGATCTTGGCGGCTGTGCTAATCGCTGTTACGGCAGCGATCATCAGCATTTTCGACAAGGAGGCCGACTTCCAACGGTGGATCGACAAGATCAACGGGCTGAGGAGGTGAATGACATGGTACCGAAGGAGTGGTTCGACAAGACCAAGAAGACGCCGGACATCCCATTAGGCGAGTTCCTCGTTGAGTACCGAAGGGACGATACAATCTACTGGCGCCTTGCGTGCGGACTGCACAAGCAGTTGTTCGATAAAGCCGTCCAGGCTCTCGTAGATGAAGAGAACGCGCACCCGGATTCTTGAGTAGTCGAGATTTCCCTTAGGGAAGTCTTGAGTTCCGCTTGTAGTCCAGAGTATAATAGGTTCCATGGCAGATGAGACACGGGTCCCTGCGGCAGAGTGGAACCCTCGCGAAGCCCTCCAGTCTCTGGTGTTCGAGTCCCAGATGGACGGAGGGGACGCCGCTGCAGCAACCAGTCGCATCCTCCGTGAGCATGCGATCCTCGCGGCACAGAGCATCTGCCACCTAGCAGCCTACGCTTCCACCGAGCGGATTCGCCTGCAAGCCTCCGTGTACATCGTCGATCGCGTCCTCGGATCCGGGCTTGACCTCGACATCAAACTGCAGGCGGAGCAGACTCGGCAAGTTGGCCAGGCTCTTTATGCGACAGTGCGGGCTCTAGGGCTCAGGTACGGCTTTGACGCAGAAGACCCCATGGTTCGGGAGGTCACCCGCGAGACCATTCTGGCAATCGCGACGGATAAGCCTGAAAAGTGAACCGAGAGTCGCGACTTCTCCTTACGAACGTCGCAGATGCTTGGTTCGGACCCACCGACGACCCGCGCACTTGGATCGAAAAACGCCTCAGAGTTGTACTCTGGTCTGGGCAGCAGGCTGTTCTTGCTTCGGTCCGCCAGCATCGTTACACGGTGGTTCCGTCAGCACACGACCTCGGTAAGTCATTCTTGGCTGCCGCTTGTGCATGTGAATGGATCGAACAGCATGATGAAGGCGACGCTTTTGTCGTGTCCACGGCGCCGACAACCGCTCAAGTTGTCGCAGTTCTGTGGCGGGAGATCGAACGATTGCATAGAAGGGGCAATCTTTCTGGCCAAATCAACATGGGACGCATCCCAGAATGGAAGATTGGCAAGGAACTCGTTGGATATGGACGAAAGCCGGCTGATTACGATGAGTCCGGCTTTCAGGGCATCCACTGCCGGTATCCCCTCATTCTCGTCGATGAGGCTGCTGGCATTCCCGAACAGCTTTGGACGGCGGTGGATGCCCTGGCAACGAACGAACACGCTAGGGTGCTAGCAATCGGCAACCCAGACGACCAAAACAGCCCATTTCGGGCGATGTGCAACCCTGGATCAGGCTGGAATGTAGTGCGTTTGGACGGTTTACGTAGCCCAAACTTCTCCGAATACGAGGTCAAAGCGGTATCAAATCTGCCAGCTCCAACGCGAACTGGCGATTTGTACACGTATATGATCGAGAACGAGATCCCGTTTTCGGAGGAAAAGATCCCGTACGACCTGCAACAAGTGCTGCTTTCAGCACGTTGGGTCGCAGAACGTATGATGTCTTGGGGCGTTTACCGTGATGCAGACGGTGTCTGGCAAACATCGCCCCTGTGGGAAAGCCGTGTAAGGGCGCAGTTCCCGGCCGATTCTGCAGCTACTGGCGTTATTCCGTTAACATGGATCGAAGCCGCCGTGGAGCGTTGGCGAGAGTGGAAGGCTTCCGGGATTCCCGCCGACGAGCTCCTAGGCGCCCGGGTGTTTGGTTGCGACGTAGCGCGCTTCGGGGAAGACGAAACCGCTATTTCCGAACGGATAGGCCGGGTGGTACTATCCGTTGAACGCGTGGGGCAACAGGACACGCAAACCACAGCTCTGCGTTTGGATGCGCGTCTAGCCAAACACCCGGGTTCTTATGCCGTTGTCGACGTAATCGGTGTTGGTGGCGGTGTAGTTGACCGACTTCGTGAGATGAACCACGATGTTGCAGGCTTCAACTCTGCAGCAGCCACCAATCTAATGGACCACTCTGGTGAGTTCAGCTTCCCAAACGTGCGCAGCGCGGCGTGGTGGAACCTCCGCGAGATGCTTGACCCCTCCAGCCCAAGTACAAGTCTCGCACTTCCCGACGATGAAATACTCATCGCCGATCTCACTGCGCCGCGCTGGCGCGTCGCGTCTGGTGCTAAAATCGTGGTCGAACCGAAGGCTGACACGAAGAAGCGTCTTCGGCGGAGCCCTGATACTGCTGACGCTGTGATCATGAGCCTGTTCTACATGGGTATCGACACAGGCGAGGCACACGTTTCTGACTTCGGTGGTGAGTCCGAGTACGCAGTATCTTGGAGGTAGCGTGAGCGAATACACGACTACACCGGAGCTTGAACGCGAAGAGGGGTCGATCTTCAACTATCTGGCTGGGGACCTCGTCTTCCCGTACCAGCCGGGTATGCCCAAAGACGTGGGCCTGGTGTACGACTGGCGCGAACCGACCGTTAGCCAGTTGCAGGAAATGCTCGACATGGACGGCAAGGCACGTTCCCTGGAACAAGTAGTGACGATGCCGCTAATCGGCGCCGGTTGGCATGTTGAGCCAGGCGAAGGCAACGACGACCACGAGACAGCACAGTGGGTCGAGAACATCTTGCGTAAGGATAACGCAGATGGCGGTATGTCTACGTCGATGGAGAACGTGATTTCGCAGATGTGCACTGCGTTCGTTATGCGACGTAGTTACCACGAGAAGGTCTTCAAGCGGGATAGTGACAACCAAGTCGTGTTCGACAAGATCGCTTGGCGGCCTCCTGAGACGTGTGTGATGGTGCGTAATAAGCAGAACGGTGAGCTCGAAGGCTTCAACCAGTGGGTCTACGGCCAGCCGCAGATGGTTTCCATCCTTCTACCGTACGCGATGGTTTACGTGCACGGACAGCATCGTAACCCTGTTAAGGGTATGTCGGACTTCGAGGTTGTCTATAGGAACTATCGGACGAAGGAGAAGTTGAAGTTCCTATGGTACACCTTCTGCGAAGTGATGTCGCTGCCTCGCACTATAGTCCTCGCCAACTCTGACGCTGCTGCCAAGAAGTCTGCGCAGGCGATTGCGGCCTTGAAGAACGCGGGCGTGGCTGGCATCCCGAAGGACTGGGTTACTTCTATCCAGCCGTTGCCAGCGGCGGTGTCTGGCGGACATGATTTTCAGGAAGCCATTGCCTATTGCGACTCTGATAGCGCACTTTCGCTGTTGGCGGGGTTTACCGACTTGCCGGGTAGGGCGATGGGCACCGGTACCGGCATGGCGATGGGCACGCGAGGCTCGTACGGCCTCTCCGCCTCGCAGCAAGAGTTCTTTATGACGGTGCTCGATGCGTACGCAGTGGAGCTGGAGACTTGCATTACGAATAACGTCGTCGCCGATTTGGTACGTTACAACAAGGGTACAAAGGTCCAAGTGCCCCGATTCACCCTTGGACCTCTGCAGGAAGAGGACGTCACGCAGTCGTACTCGTTGCTCGAGAGCATGGCGACGGCGACTAACCTCAACGTTCCTCCTGCCTTCGTCCAGGAGTTGACGATGCTGGTTGCGGACCGTCTGGGTCTCAATACCGACGAGATTGGCAACCAGTTCGACAAGATCGCGCAGCAGCTGGCGGATGCTGCCAACGCCCCGCCTCCCCCCATGCCCGGTGATGGTACAGCGCCCCCGGCTGCTGCGCCTCCTGGACCGAAGAATGCTTCTCTTCAGCCGTCATCGTCTTTCTTGGCGCCTCCTCCTCCGGTACCTGGATCCTAATGCCAGGAATCATACCCCTTTACGAAACTGGCCCGGTTACCTTCTCTGTTAGTGAGGCGATCACTGGTGGTATGATCGTTGAAGCTGCTCCCGATGGTATCACAGTTCGCGTAGCCCGTGCAGGATCGACTGCTTGTGTGGGGTTAGCATTGCATGATGCATTGCCGGCTGGTACCAGTCAGGCACCTACGATTCCTGGCGTATCTGCCTCGGTCAATGCAGCGCCACTCCCGTCGTATGTAGCTGTTGCGAACTTTGGAGTATTCAACTTGCAGTATGCGACGGCGGCTGTGTTTGGCGCTACGCTGCAGGCTGCAGCTGGTGGTTTGGTCGCGAACTTAGTAACACCGCCGCCTGACCCGACGATGATCGTTGGTATGTGCTATCAGTCAGGCGGAGTCGCGATAAACGGATTCGGTGCTGTACTCCTCGACTTCTAGGAGATGTAGTGAGTGATGTCGAACTGTCTCTCGAAACACCCATCGTCAGTACAGTTCATCATCCGTTTGGTAGCCCAAGCGGCCCAGGTTTGTGGCATGTCAAAGGGATGGAGCTCCCGGCCTATATACAAAACATCGGTCACGCTCTTATTCGGACAGGAAGAGCAACAAGCGTTGCCCAGGCCATCCAGATGGCTGTCGGAATCTGCAAGAACTGGGCCTCGGGTAAAGCAGACGTGACCCCCCAGGTGCGAGCAGCAGCCGCAAAGGCTATCGCCGAATGGGAGGCGAAGAAGCTCCGTGCACACGCACAGCGTGCGTCACACAGTCTAAGTGAGGTGAGAATGTACGACCCTTGGGGTAACGTGATCGACCTTGCAGCCAAGCTGGCTAAGAGCGCGGTCAACTATCGTGATGCCACAGGGAATCAGAAGTGTGGTAACTGTGATAACTACTCTTCGGGTTCATGTGACATCGTTGCAGGGTCTATCTCACCTACTGATACGTGCGATAAGTGGACGGCTGGGTCATCTCAGATGATGAATAAGTCATCCCAGATGATGAGTACGTCCAACGTGCGTGATGGAATAGACCTCGCGACGGTACCTTCGCCAACTGCAGCGACACGTAAGTCAGCGCTCGCGCAAGGTAAAGCGCTACCTCATCCTTCTGGGAATCCCGGTCAGGCTCGCTTCCCGATCACTAACGCGACGCTGCTGGGGCGGGCAATCCGCATGGTCCAGTTGGCTAAGGGGGACAAGACAGCTATCCGACGTTACATCATGGCGAAAGCGCGCGCCATGGGACTGTCGTCGATGATCCCTGCCCACTGGAAGCCAGACGGCACTATAGGACAAGCCCCGTAGGAGGTGTTATGCCAGCTGAAACAGCTCTTCTTGCGCCTGTCGACAGTAACGACGCGGTCGAGCTTTCCAAGACCCTGTGGAGAAAGCAAGTTCTACCACGGGGGACGATCGACTACAAGGGTCGTCGGATCAACTTCGACAAGCAGTACCTGACGGACCTCGCTGCGGCTTTCAAGTCGAACGCGTTCGATCAGGTAGCGTTCCTGTTGGCGAAGGACGACAATGCCCATACGATGGACCCTGAAAGGTTCCGGGGTGAGGTTCGCGGAGTCGAGGTAACCCAATCCGGCCTTGATGTCCTGCTGGACCTTACCCCGGATGCAGCTGATCTGGTGCGTAAGAACCCGAAGCTCGGTGTGTCGGCACGCATCATCGAAGGTCTGGAACGCGCAGATGGAGCAAAGTTCCCTCGCGCGATCCAACACGTGCTCGGTACGTTGGACCCGCGTGTAACGGGGATGGCGTCCTGGCAGGAGGTGTCACTATCGGAGGAGGTAGTCGACACCGTCGATATGACAACTGAGGAGGTGCATATGTCCGAAACAACCCCACCGGAGGTTCCTCCGCAGGCTGATCCTCCTGCCCCGGCTCCAGAGCCCGAGCCGCCGGTGGCGAATACACCTGAGGAGGATGCGACAGCAGATGCTGAGCTTGCTCGTGTAGCTGCGCTTTCGAACGGTAACCGTACTGACACGGTCGACTTGCTCGAGAACCAGAACCAGACGAGAATCGCGCAGCTCGAACTTGAGCTGTCTCGGCAGAAGTTTATCACCGAGATGCGTGAGTGGATCGACAAGGGCGTACCGCCTGCTATCGTTCAACTTGCTCGTCCCGTTCTTGAGCTGCCACAGCCGCCTGTCATCGACCTTAGCAACCAGGGCGGCAGTCAGATTGACGTCGCCGGAGTAATCCGGGGAATGCTCAACGAGACTTGCGGCTTCGTGCAGCTTGCTAGGGAAGTGGGCAGCACGTTTAGCAAGAACGACAGTGAAGATGATCGCGCGGACGCGGTCCTGAAGGCATGGAAGTGAGGTGAGACATGGCAGGTGTCATTCCGGTCTTTGAAGAAGGACCGGTAACATTCCCGGTTGCTGTTGCAATAACGGGTGGTCAGCTGGTTGAAGCTGTCGGTGCTACTGGCGTTCAACCAGCAGCTGCAGGTTCGTTCGTGTGTTTGGGAGTTGCGACGACTGACGGGCTTCCGTCTTCAACGTCACAGGCACCGACTATTCCTGGCATCCCAGCTGCGAACGCGATCCAAGCGGCACCGCTTCCGTCGTATGTCTCGGTGGCGTCTGATGGCGTTTGGCCAGTGACGTACGCAGCGGCAGCTACGTTTGGTCAGCGGCTCATTTGTGCGGCGAACGGCCAGGTAACACCAGCAGGCGCAGCGCCTGACGCACGTACGGTAGTTGGCGTGTGCTATGAGCCTGCGGGTGTTGGTGTCGGTGCTGTCGGCGCAATGCTCTTGACCGGAACGCTCTAAGGAGGAGGTGAGAAACCATGACAATGATTCCGA